ATGAAAAAGATAGCTGCTATATCATTAATTAGTGTTTTTCTTATGTCTGGTTGTGCTGTGCATAATGATGAGACAAGTATCGGTAAATTTGGTCTTGCATATAAAAGTAATATTCAGCGTAAACTCGATAACCAATACTACACCGAAGCCGAAGCTTCTTTAGCCAGGGGCAGAATATCTGGTGCAGAAAATATAGTAAAAAATGATGCAGCCCATTTCTGTGTTACTCAGGGCAAAAAAATGCAGATAGTTGACCTGAAGACAGAAGGTGCAGGATTACATGGCGTCGCTCGTCTGACATTCAAATGTGGAGAGTGAGAATATTTTTTGGTAAGCGTCAAACATGCGCGTTCTGGTTGTGCTTAGCCGGAACCTGTGCGAGCACGATGCCGTTACGTGAAAGGCATCGTGCTATGAAGGGAGATTCTATCGATGTGGTCAATGGAAGACGGTTATCAGGGATAGGGCTTATGCATAAAAAATAAGCCCGTGTAAGGGAGATTTAGGGTGTCACCAGTAGGGGCTTTCAACGGTACAATGCGGGTTTGAGCGGCATAAATTACCACTGAAAGCCCTTAAACGTTACTCTACTGTGGACACTGTGTGGACACTCTCGGCCTCAGTACCACCTCTTAGCGGATTAAGAGAAATGGCGTCCTGAAGGTACTCTGGCGCAAAATGAGCGTAAACCATAGTTTGCTCAATCCGCGTGTGACCTAGTATCCGTTGTAGCGTGATAATACTTCCTCCATTAATCATGAAATGAGTGGCAAAGCTGTGCCTTAGTGCATGTGTGGCTTGCCCCGTTGGCAAATCCGGTTTTATTGCTTTCATTGTTCGTCTGAAGCGAGGGTAATCAGCATCAGGGAATAAAAAACCTCGTTTGTTATCCGCGATCATTTTGGCAACAGCCTCTGAGATCGGGACGGTGCGTGGTTTGTTTGTTTTCGTTTTAACAAACGTGACGCGGTTATGGATGATATTTTCTGCTTTCAAACGAGCTGCTTCTCCCCAACGTGCTCCTGTACTCAGGCAAAGAATCGCAATCTTTTTATTGTCGCCGTCAAGTGCTGCAAGCAGTAAGGCAATTTCTTCCTGTGTGAGATAGCCTGTTTCTGGTTTTTCCTCCTTAAGCCTCTTTGTCCCTCTGATAGGGTGCTCACCAAAGAATAACTCCGCTTCAATCAGGGCTGTAAACATGCCGCTAATACATGTTAAATCACGATTGATACTCGAAGGTTTAATACCCTGACTTCTTCGGGTGGCGCAGTACTGGCTGATAAGGGATTTCGTAATTTGAAATGCGCATGGGTCATTCGTTATTTTTGTGAAGATTTCAATTTTTCCAAGATTAGATTTCCCATGCTCTTCGTGTTTACCCTTTAAATCCCACCAGATCTGTGTCAGCTCCGACAGACGTCGCTTGTCTGTTGGTTTTGATAGCCATTCTTTATTGTGGTGGTTGTACAACGTGTATTTCTCGAAAGCGACAGCTTCGCTTTTCTTATCAAACTTCCTACGGATGCGTTTTCCATTACGTCCAGTAGGGCGGATGTCCACTTCATATCGACCATCATCGAGTTTTTTGATTGCCATCAGAAAACCCTCCGAGTGGTGTGTTTTTTTGCGACTACTAATCGCTTTTTTCGTGGTGGCTGAAATTTAGCCACCAATAGTAGGCACTTGTGATGAATATATTCACGATGAATTGTTAACCAGTCTTTTGACCGGAGTGGGGCGACGTTGTTTCGTTTTGCCCAAAGTGTGCGAGAGCGGGCGCAATTTGCCCGGACTCAGGAGCGATCTGATTGGTCATGAACCATAAAGTGTATTTGGTGAATTGTGGGGTCTGCAGGATGTTCATCATGACATCTGTTGGAGGTGTTGAACGACCACTTTCATAGTAACTCAGCGTGCCATACGGAACCCCTGTTAAATCAGCAAGTTGTTGTCTGCTCAAATACTCTGATTTTCGCATTAAGACTATCTTCTCGCTTATCGTGTTTGACATGGTGTTTAGATCTCAATAGTATTTAGTTTAGATGTAGATTGTTTAGTGCTTGGATGTGGGCACTAAAAGGCATTATAAGACATTAAACGCAATTCATGAGGGCTAGAGGACGACATGAGCAAGCAAGTAACACTCATGACTGATGCGATTCCTTATCAGGAGTTCGCAAAACTAATAGGAAAATCGACAGGAGCGGTTCGTCGGATGATCGATAAAGGAAAGCTGCCTGTAATTGATATGACCGATCCACAATCAGCTTCAGGTCGTGCAGGTGAATATTGGGTATACCTTCCGGCATGGAATAACGGACTAAAACTGGCTTATGAAAGCCGCCCTAAAGAGATTCGTGACGGCTGGTTGATGTGGTTAGGTCTCGGTGAACCACGTTAAGGAGAACCGTATGAATGAGCCTCGTTGTATTGCTCAGTTACTGCGTAACGAAAGCTCCAGGGCGATTGACTTCACCATCACCCACGGTAAGGGGCGTAAGGGAATCATTATCCGTACCAAAAAACAGAGTCCGTTAAAAAAGGCTCTGACCTTTCTGAAAAGCCGGAGGGTATGGAAATGACAGTGATGACGCTCAATCTCGTTGAAAAACAGCCAGCAGCTATGCGCCGGATAATTGGTAAGCATCTGGCCGTCCCTCGCTGGCAGGAGACATGCGATTATTATAATCAGATGATGGAACGTGAACGGCTAACGGTTTGCTTCCATGCGCAGTTAAAACAGCGTCACGCAACGATGCGTTTTGAAGAAATGAACGACGTCGAACGTGAACGACTGGTATGTGCAATTGATGAATTGCGTGGGGCATTCTCAAAACGCCGTCAGGTTGGCGCAAGTGAGTATGCATATATTAGTTTTTTAACAGTCAGTCAGCGTCGCACTTTATTTATGCACGCACGACTGACAGAAAAAGAATTTAACCAGCCATACTGGCGAATTAATGAAGAATCATGTTACTGGCGTGATGCTTTATTCCGTGCATTACGTGAATTATTCAGTCTGTTTGAGTATGCACCGACAATTCTGACGTCGGTAAAACCAGAGCAATATCTGCATTAAGTAATTAACCAGAGTTTTTAACGCACTTAATCGTGCGGGGCTTCTTTTTGCCTGGAGAAAGTCATGCATACAGTTTCTGAAAATCAGTGCGGTATATACGCATTACTGCTGCAACAGGCCAGAACCGAAGCACAGGCCGACGCTGCGACGCGCTTTTCTTCTCATCTTGACGCCATGATTCGCCACATCACAAAGGCGGAGTTATCCCGCGTGGAGATAGTCGAGCTGCTCAGTCAGGAGTCGGAAAAATTTCACAATATCGGATTGTCTCGCGGGGAGGTGCTTTGATGTCCTGTTCTCGTTCAATTGTATTACTGAATAACGCCTTAAAAATCGCCGTTATGGAAAATGGCGATTTGTCTCTTATTCAACTTGGTCTTGATAAAGAAAAGCGCGACATAACTGAATCTGTTATCGCGATTTATCAGAATGAATTAAACCTCCTGTCTGATGTGGTCAATTTACTTGTTAAACGCGCTGTATTCCACAAGCAAATCTCCTCCGTGGATGAACTGACTAAATTAACGACAGAACTCGCCAGCTATTGCGCTGATGAATTTAAGAAACTGAACGACAAAAGGAACTGGTAATGCCGGACAACGTAGATTTCATTCAGGAACAACAGGCTGAATTACTGGAGCGCCAGATTAACGCGGCAAGGGTAAAACATTGCTGTGCTTCTGCGCTGGTTTGCGAAGAGTGTGATGCGCCAATACCTGCTGCCCGTCGTGCGGCTTATCCGTCAGCCACGCGTTGTGTTTCCTGCCAGTCAGTCTTTGAAGCAAAAAACAAACATTACCGGAGAACGGCATGAGTATTCGTATTGAAATTGGCGAACGTTATGTCGTTACCAGTGACAGCTTTCAGTTTATTCTCCACGAGAAAAAGAGAGCGGAAAGCGGTAAAAACGCCGGTCAGGAATGGCTGGCGGTGGTTGGTTATTACCCGAAATTAAGCCAGCTCGTTTCCGGCCTGATGCATCACGATATTCTGACCGGAAGCGCAAAATCTTTTGCCGATTTAAACGCGCAGGTTGAGCAACTCAGCAAGCGTTGTTCAGAGGCTTTTGGCACACATGGCCGTTAAAGCCTCCGGGCATTTTGTCCCTTCGTCAGCATTTGCCGCAGGCACCGGTAAGACGTTTACCGGTGCTTATGCATGGAACGCGCCACGTGAGGCTGTCGGGCGCGAAAGACCCCTTACACGTGACGAGATGCGTCAGGTGCAAGGTGTTTTATCCACGATTAACCGCCTGCCTTACTTTTTGCGCTCGCTGTTTACTTCACGCTATGACTATATCCGGCGCAATAAAAGCCCGGTGCACGGGTTTTATTTCCTCACATCCACTTTTCAGCGTCGTTTATGGCCGCGCATTGAGCGCGTGAATCAGCGCCATGAAATGAACACCGACGCGTCGTTGCTGTTTCTGGCAGAGCGTGACCACTATGCGCGCCTGCCTGGAATGAATGACAAGGAGCTGAAAAAGTTTGCCGCCCGTATCTCATCGCAGCTTTTCATGATGTATGAGGAAATCTGCGATGCCTGGGTGGATGCGCATGGCGAAAAAGAATCGCTGTTTACGGATGAGGCGCAGGCTCACCTGTATGGTCATGTTGCTGGCGCTGCACGTGCTTTCAATATTTCCCCGCTTTACTGGAAAAAATACCGTAAAGGGCAGATGACCACGAGGCAGGCATATTCTGCCATTGCCCGCCTGTTTAACGATGAGTGGTGGACTCATCAGCTTAAAGGCCAGCGTATGCGCTGGCATGAGGCGTTACTGATTGCTGTCGGGGAGGTCAATAAAGACCGTTCTCCTTATGCCAGTAAACACGCCATTCGTGATGTGCGTGCGCGCCGCCAGGCAAATCTGGAATTTCTTAAATCGTGTGACCTCGAAAACAGGGAAACCGGCGAACGCATCGACCTTATCAGTAAGGTGATGGGCAGTATTTCTAATCCTGAAATTCGCCGGATGGAGCTGATGAACACCATTGCCGGTATTGAGCGTTACGCCGCCGCAGAGGGTGATGTGGGGATGTTTATCACGCTGACCACGCCGTCAAAGTATCACCCGACACGTCAGGTCGGAAAAGGCGAAAGTAAAACCGTCCAGCTAAATCACGGCTGGAACGATGAGGCATTTAATCCAAAGGATGCGCAGCGTTATCTCTGCCGTATCTGGAGCCTGATGCGCACGGCATTCAAGGATAATGATTTACAGGTCTACGGTTTGCGAGTCGTCGAGCCACACCACGATGGAACACCGCACTGGCATATGATGCTTTTTTGTAATCCACGCCAGCGTAACCAGATTATCGAAATCATGCGTCGCTATGCGCTCAAAGAGGATGGCGATGAAAGAGGAGCTGCGCGAAACCGTTTTCAGGCAAAACACCTTAACCGGGGCGGTGCAGCGGGATATATCGCGAAATACATTTCAAAAAACATCGACGGCTATGCACTGGATGGTCAGCTCGATAACGATACCGGCAGGCCGCTGAAAGACACTGCAGCGGCTGTTACCGCATGGGCGTCAACGTGGCGTATCCCGCAATTTAAAACGGTTGGCCTGCCGACAATGGGGGCTTACCGTGAACTACGCAAATTGCCTCGCGGCGTCAGCATTGCTGATGAGTTTGACGAACGCGTCGAGGCTGCACGTGCTGCCGCAGACAGTGGCGATTTTGCGTTGTATATCAGCGCGCAGGGTGGGGCAAATGTTCCGCGCGATTGCCAGACTGTCAGAGTCGCCCGTAGCCCGTCGGATGACGTTAACGAGTACGAGGAAGAAGTCGAGAGAGTGGTCGGCATTTACGCGCCGCATCTCGGCGCGCGTCATATTCATATCACCAGAACGACGGACTGGCGCATTGTGCCGAAAGTTCCGGTCGTGGAGCCTTTGACTTTAAAAAGCGGCATCGCCGCGCCTCGGAGTCCTGTCAATAACTGTGGAAAGCTCACCGGTGGTGATACTTCGTTACCGGCTCCCACACCTTCTGAGCACGCCGCCGCAGTGCTTAATCTGGTTGATGACGGTGTTATCGAATGGAATGACCCGGAGGTCGTGAGGGCGCTCAGGGGCGCATTAAAACACGACCTGAGAACACCAAACCGTCAGCAAAGAAGCGGAAGCCCGTTAAAACCGCATGAAATAGCGCCATCGGCCAGACTGACCCGGTCGGAACGAATGCAAATTACCCGTATCCGCGTTGACCTTGCTCAGAACGGTATCAGGCCTCAGCGATGGGAGATTGAGGCGCTGGCGCGTGGGGCAACCGTAAATTATGACGGGAAAAAATTCACGTATATGGTTATTAATGAGTGGTTCGGATTTCGAGATGAAGAGTCATTTTTCATGTAAAACACTTTAAAATTCAATGCAATGAAAGCATATCCATGTTGCATTGATATGCCTTTAACTTATTATATATTTGTTTTATATGAAAAAATATCATATACAGGGGGAGCAAATACAACGGTTTACTTGTTATGATGCAAACATTGGTTAGTTAGTGAGATATATCGCCATCAATTGGGTATTTTTACCCGTGGAAAGTTAACGCTTTCTAACACTTACCCCGCGCAACGCCCCTGCCAGCGACAGGAGTCACAGGATCAGGAGGTATGGCGTATGGGTATTCGAACCCTTTGGGCGACCAAGGGTTCGTGGAGCAGGGGGCTAGTGCTGTTCAATCTCATCCTTATGAGGGCGAACCATAGTGTTGGAGCAGACATACCGTTTGCACACTATGGGCATAAGGAGCAAATCATGAAGAATGATAAATTAACCAACGAACAGCAGGCGCAGAACAAGTCAAACCTGAAAAAGTGGGCTGGTTACGCTTGGAAATTAATCAAATGGGGTATTAGACTGTTTGATTTAGTTACTCGAGCACTGGACTACTTCGAAGGGGGTGATGAGTAATGCGTCCTCCCTAGTTTCAATAGCATGGAGTTGCCTATGTTACATAAAGCCCTTCGTTTAATAAGGCAATACCATAAAGAATCAATAGTTGAGTTATCTTCATCTTTAGGTATTCCAAAAGACAAAATAGTATCGCTTGAAAGCGGAGTTTGGTCACCGTCGATTGAAGTCTTAGAGCGTTACGCCTCCCATTTCGACATACCAGTATCCTCTTTAGTATTCTTTTCGGAATCATTAGGCACGCAAGGCCGTTTGTCTAAGCGATTGCGTTTAAATTTAGCCGGTAAAGTTCTGGATGTTCTGGAGTGGGTAAGTAATAAAAATGAAAAAACGGAAAAAGCTTAAAGTTAATACTAAAAATAAATCTTATGACATAATGGATTCGCCATTTTATAAACTCAAAAGTAAAAGAAAACTGGCGAATTTGCTTTGTGTTAGTCTTGATGATTTATACTCTTTGAGAAAAGATGAAGGAAACTATTCCGTTTTTGAGCAGCTTTCTAAAAAAGGGAAAGCACGAAAAATACAAAAGCCTTTAGAAAAACTAGAACTTGTACATACACGAATTGCAAGTTTGTTATCGCGGATTGCTTTGCCAGAATATCTGCACTCAGGGAAGAAGAAGTGCTCTAATGTGACGAATGCTAAAGCTCATCTTAATAATGAAAAGATGATGACAACAGATATTAAAGCTTTTTTTCCATCAACTACAAGAGGGATGATATTTTCTTTTTTCTTTTCGGTGATGAAAATGTCATCTGATGTTGCTGATGTTTTGTCTCACATATGTACTTGTCATGACCGATTGCCAACAGGTAGTCGCATCAGTATGCCGTTGGCATATTTTGCAAATTCAAGAATGTTTGGTGAAATATATCAACTTTGCCAAAAGTTACGAGTTAACATGACTGTTTATGTTGATGATCTCACTTTTTCAGGTAGTAACGTAAATCGATTGTTCTGCGCTGTAATTCGTAAGATCGTTAATAAGCATGGGCATGTTATACACCCAACGAAAACAAAACTATATGCCAGAGATAAGCCTAAGTTGGTAACTGGAGTTATTGTATTAGGCAATGCATTAAAAGTTAGGAATGAGCAGCATTTTTTGATGGCTAGGGAAATAGATTATTGGAAAATAATTAAAGACGCCGAAAATGCGAGAGAAACAATCATTGCCAAAAAGCTCTTTGGTCGTTTGCATTCAATGGGAGTGATTGAGCAACGTTACAAATCTAAGGTGCTTACTTTAAAGGCTAATACTGCAAATTAACATATTGAATGTATTGCATAATAGCATCAATAATTAAAATAACTTTGGCGTTAGTAACGCCGCCAGTGCAGGAATTTACTTTCGGTGCAGGCGGCGTTGATTAGAAACCTCAGAAAGTAGTTAGCTATGAAGCTGACGTCACAAAATTAACACCAAGAGTCAACAGGTTTGTCACTGCTCCAGCAATGACACCTGGAGTCCCGTCTTTTACTGCACTGATAATTTTATCTCCCATCGTTTCATTACCGCCAAGTGCTTCGGGTTTTTTGTTGAGCACCGCGAGTGCTTTCTCGGTCAGGCGCACATCATGAAAACCGGTCTGATGGTCTGTTCCGTACAGAATATAGCCGTTTTCGCTTAGGAAAGTGAATGTGCCATCAACCACACTACGCAACTGATTCAGTGCTTTCATTTCTGGTGAGTTAAGTTGGTCAAAGTAGTCATCAGGTAACGCGGCGTTAAATTTTTTGTAGGTGATGACTTGTGGTACAGGAAAGTTATCCCATAGCACCGCAAAGATTTCAGCCGTCTGCTGGTTAAATAATTCGAGGTTTTTGGACATGCATAATTCCCTTTCATCAATTAAAGACCCTTATGCCGACTGGGCAAAGAGACTCACTGTAATGGCCTCAAATAACGACCTGAGTTCCCGCGAAGTGGAAAGCTACACCGAAAAAATGGTCGAGCAAGCCAGTAAAGATGAGCTTACGGTCGTTATCAAACACCTTTTAAACCACATCAGAATGAACAAATAAAAGGATCTTTATCAATATGTTATCTCTCATTTATGAAAATCCGTGGACGACGGTTTTTTTGCTGATTGTTGCCACTTGTTGCCTTACCAGTATTATTGGCGCATTGCGCGGCCAGTAACCACAATGAAGTCGACTCAAACCGGCAACCTGAATGCCGGTTTTTTTATGCGTTTTTTCAGTATGTTCTGCCATTTTTAGCTCTGCATGCATTACTGCATCGAATCGCATGCGTTTTCCTTCCCAGTCACGTGTGAGCGCCGCCGGTACTGGCGCGCCTTCGGCGTGTTCGTGCATCTGCATTAAAACCGCCCCATGAAGCGGGCGGGCGAGGCGGGGAAAGCACTGCGCGCTGGCGGTGGTGCTGATTTTATTTTTTCAGCGTCTGAGCGCGTCGTGATGGCGTTTAGAGTGTGCGCCGGGGCGTTGGTGTGTCTGCGGGGTGTTTTGTGCGGTGGTGAGCGTGTGAGGGCGTGATGACGGGGTGTAAAAAAGCCGCCCGCAGGCGGCGATGTTCAGCCGTTGTCAGTGTCCAGTGAGTAGTTTTTAAAGCGGATGACCTCCTGGCCGAGCCAGCCGTTTATTTCCCGAATCCTGTCCTGTAACGGGATAAGCTCATTGCGGACAAAGACCTTTGCCACTTTCTCAATATCACCCAGCGACCCGACGTTCTCCGGCTTGCCGCCCATCAACTGAAAGGGGATGCGGTGCGCGTCCAGCAGGTCAGCGGCGCTGGCTTTTTTGATATTAAAAAAATCGTCCTTCGTTGCCACTTCACTGAGCGGGATAATTTTGATGCCGTCTGGCTTTCCCTGCGGTGCATAGAGAAACAGATTTTTAAAGTTATTGCGGCCTTTCGAATTAGCCATGTTTTCGCGGATTGAGTCAATGTAATCGCGATCCTGCAATGCGTCGGTGACGTACATGATGTATCCGGCATGTGCGCCGTTTTCGTAATACTTGCGGCGGAACAGCGTGGCCGACTCATTCAGCCAGGCAGAGTTAAGGGCGCTGAGATATTCCGGCAGGCCGTACAGCTCCTGATTAATATCCGGCTCCAGCAGGTGAAACACGGAGCCGGTCGCGAAGGCTGTCGGCTCGTTGAAGGACGGCACCCACCAGTAAACATCCTCCTCCACACCACGGCGGGTATATTTTGCCGGTGAGGTTTCCAGTCTGATGACCTTACCGGTGGTGCTGTATCGCTTTTCCAGAAACGCATTACCGAAGACCAGAAAATCCAGCACAAAGCGGCTGAAATCCTGCTGGGAAAGCCACGGATGCGGGATAAATGTCGAGGCCAGAATATTACGTTTGACGTAAATCGGTGAGCTGTGATGCACGGCAGCACGCAGGCTTTTTGCCAGACCGGTAAAGCTGACCGGTGGCTCATACCATCTGCCGTTACTGATGCACTCGACGTAATCCAGAATGTCACGGCGGTCGAGTACCGGCACCGGCTCACCAAAGGTGAATGCTTCCATTTTCGGGGCGCTGGCGGTGATTGTTTTTGCCGCAGGTCGCGGTGTTTTCCCTTTTTTCTTGCTCATCAGTAAAACTCCAGAATGGTGGATGTCAGCGGAGTGCTGATACCGGCGGTGAGTGGCTCATTTAACAGGGCGTGCATGGTTGCCCAGGCGAGGTCGGCGTGGCTGGCTTCCTCGCTGCGGCTGGCCTCATAGGTGGCGCTGCGTCCGCTGCTGGTCATGGTCTTGCGGATAGCCATGAACGAGCTGGTGATGTCGGTGGCGCTGACGTCATATTCCAGACAGCCACGGCGGATGACGTCTTTGGCCTTGAGCACCATTGCGGTTTTCATTTCCGGCGTGTAGCGGATATCGCGCGCGGCGGGATAGAACGAGCGCACGAGCTGGAACACGCCGACACCGAGGCCGGTGGCATCAATTCCGATGTATTCGACGTTGTATTTTTCGGTGAGTTTGCGGATGGATTCCGCCTGAGTGGCAAAGTCCATGCCTTTCCACTGGTGACGCTCAAGTATTCTGAATTTGCCACCGGCCACCACCGGCGGTGCCAGTACCACGCATCCGGCGCTGTCGCCACGGTGTGACGGGTCGTAACCAATCCATACCGGGCGGGAGCCGAACGGATTTGCGGCAAAGGGTGCATAGTCTTCCCATTCTTCCAGTGTGTCGACCATGCAGCGTTGCAGCTCCTCGAACGGGAACACCGACGCCTTGTCGTCAACAAATTCACACATGAACAGGTTTTTAAAATCGTCGGCGCTGTTTTCGCGTTTGAGCTGCTCAATGTCGAACAGCGTGCAGCCGCCTTTCAGCGCGTCCTCAATGGTGACAATCTGCCGCCACTGGCCGTCCGCACAGAGAAGCCCACCGGCAAGGGCGTTATGACTGACGTCGATTTCCACGCGTTCAGCGGCGCTGGCGCGTCCCCGGTTAAACAGTTCACCGGACCAGAACGGGTAGGCGTCGTGCGCCAGCGTGGACGGGGTGGAGAAATAGGTCGAGCGCAGGTGACTCTGTGAGGCCATACCTGATGCCACCTTACGCAGTACCTGAAAATTCGGTATCCAGAAAATCTCGTCGACGTACAGGTCGCCGTTATGGCTTTGTGCGGTGTTGGAGTTGGTGCCGAGAAAAATCAGTTTTGCGCCGTTATTGCCCAGGACAATCGGGTCACCGGTCAGGTCAACGTCAACCAGCCGGGCAAAGGCGATGATGTATTCGCGGAACACATACGCCTGCGTTTTACTGGCCGACAGAAAAATCTGGTTATGACCGGTTTTCAGGGCACGCAGCAGCGCCTCGCGGGAAAAATAAAACGTCGCGCCAATCTGGCGGGATTTCAGGATATCGCGGATGCGGTGCTCAAGCCCGGCGCGATACCAGTGCAACTGATAGTCGAAAGACTGCTCAAAGAAAATCTGCTCCAGCTTTTCGATGGCCTCGTCACTGAAAAAATTCTTTTTCGGTTTGCGACGCCCGCCTTTGTTGCGGTTAGCGACGTTCGGATTAAGGTCTGCCTCGTTGCCGGTCTGGCTGTAACGGTTTACCCGTGCCAGTCGTTCAATCTGGCGTCCCAGCAGGTCAATTTCCTTGAAGTCACCGCCGGTTTTCTGCGGTTTGATGATGAGCTGGGTCAGCCGCGCTTCCAGACTCATTTCGACACGGCTGATGGGGGCAACGCTGTCCCAGCCGTCGCGCTGTTTCCAGCTCTGCACTGTCGGGCGTTTCATCTGCAACATGGCGGCAATCTGCGGCACGGAAAACCCCTGCCAGTACAGCAGCGCCGCCTGACGACGCGGGTCGTGTAAAAGAGTGGTGTCTGTGGTGATGGTCATGAATACCTCGCCGTGATGAATACACGGCAAGGCTACTGAGTCGCGCCCCGCGATTCGCTAAGGTGCTGTTGTGTCAGTGATAAGCCATCCGGGACTGATGGCGGAGGATGCGCATCGTCGGGAAACTGATGCCGACATGTGACTCCTCTAATCACTATTCAGGACTCCTGACAATGGCAAAAAAAGTCTCAAAATTCTTTCGTATCGGCGTTGAGGGTGACACCTGTGACGGGCGTGTCATCAGTGCGCAGGATATTCAGGAAATGGCCGAAACCTTTGACCCGCGAGTCTATGGTTGCCGCATTAACCTGGAACATCTGCGCGGCATCCTGCCTGACGGTATTTTTAAGCGTTATGGCGATGTGGTCGAACTGAAGGCCGAAAAGATTGACGATGATTCGGCGCTGAAAGGCAAATGGGCGCTGTTTGCGAAAATCACCCCGACCGATGACCTTATCGCGATGAACAAGGCCGCGCAGAAGGTCTATACCTCAATGGAAATTCAGCCGAACTTTGCCAATACCGGCAAATGTTATCTGGTGGGTCTGGCCGTCACCGATGACCCGGCAAGCCTCGGCACGGAATACCTGGAATTCTGCCGCACGGCAAAACACAACCCCCTGAACCGCTTCAAATTAAGCCCTGAAAACCTGATTTCAGTGGCAACGCCTGTTGAGCTGGAATTTGAAGACCTGCCTGAAACCGTGTTCACCGCCCTGACCGAAAAGGTGAAGTCCATTTTTGGCCGCAAACAGGCCAGCGATGACGCCCGTCTGAATGACGTGCATGAAGCGGTGACCGCTGTTGCTGAACATGTGCAGGAAAAACTGAGCGCCACTGAGCAGCGCCTCGCTGAGATGGAAAACGCCTTTTCCGCACTTAAGCAGGATGTGACTGACAGGGCGGATGAAACCAGCCAGGCATTCACCCGCCTGAAAAACAGTCTCGACCACACCGAAAGTCTGACCCAGCAGCGCCGCAGCAAGGCCACCGGCGGTGGCGGTGACGCCCTGATGACGAACTGCTGACCGGCGTCAGTCCGGGAAAACCTTCACGATTAACCCTTAATTTCAGGAATAACTATGCGCCAGGAAACCCGCTTTAAATTTAATGCCTACCTGTCCCGTGTTGCCGAACTGAACGGCATCGACGCCGGTGATGTGTCGAAAAAATTCACCGTTGAACCTTCGGTCACCCAGACCCTGATGAACACCATGCAGGAGTCCTCTGACTTTCTGACCCGCATCAACATTGTGCCGGTCAGCGAAATGAAAGGGGAAAAAATTGGTATTGGTGTCACCGGCTCCATCGCCAGCACCACCGACACCGCCGGTGGCACCGAGCGTCAGCCGAAGGACTTCTCGAAGCTGGCGTCAAACAAGTACGAATGCGACCAGATTAACTTCGATTTTTATATCCGCTACAAAACGCTTGACCTGTGGGCGCGTTATCAGGATTTCCAGCTCCGTGTCCGTAACGCCATTATCAAACGCCAGTCCCTTGATTTCATCATGGCCGGTTTTAACGGCGTGAAGCGTGCCGAAACCTCTGACCGCAGCAGCAATCCGATGTTGCAGGATGTGGCGGTCGGCTGGCTGCAGAAATACCGCAATGAAGCCCCGGCGCGCGTGATGAGCAAGGTCACTGACGAGGAAGGTCGCACCACCTCTGAGGTCATCCGCGTGGGTAAGGGCGGTGATTATGCCAGCCTCGACGCACTGGTGATGGATGCGACCAACAACCTGATTGAGCCGTGGTATCAGGAAGACCCTGACCTTGTGGTGATTGTGGGGCGTCAGCTACTGGCGGACAAGTATTTCCCCATCGTTAACAAGGAGCAGGACAACAGCGAAATGCTGGCCGCTGACGTCATCATCAGCCAGAAACGCATCGGTAACCTGCCAGCGGTACGCGTCCCGTACTTCCCGGCGGATGCGATGCTCATCACGAAGCTGGAAAACCTGTCCATCTACTACATGGATGACAGCCATCGCCGCGTGATTGAGGAAAACCCGAAACTCGACCGCGTGGAGAACTACGAGTCAATGAACATTGATTACGTGGTGGAAGACTACGCCGCCGGTTGTCTGGTGGAAAAAATTAAGGTCGGTGATTTCTCCACACCGGCTAAGGCGACCGCAGAGCCGGGAGCGTAACCGATGACGAGTCCCGCACAGCGCCACATGATGCGGGTCTCGGCAGCGATGACCGCGCAGCGGGAAGCCGCCCCGCTGCGACATGCAACTGTCTATGAGCAGATGCTGGTTAAGCTCGCCGCAGACCAGCGCACACTGAAAGCGATTTATTCAAAAGAGCTGAAGGCCGCGAAAAAACGCGAACTGCTGCCGTTCTGGTTGCCGTGGGTGAACGGCGTTCTGGAGCAGGGCAAAGGTGCACAGGATGACATTCTGATGACGGTCATGCTGTGGCGTCTGGATACCGGCGATATTGCCGGTGCGCTGGAGATTGCCCGTTATGCCCTGAAGTACGGTCTGACCATGCCGGGAAAACACCGCCGCACCCCGCCGTACATGTTCACCGAGGAGGTCGCGCTTGCGGCCATGCGTGCCCACGCTGCCGGTGAGTCTGTGGATACCCGCCTGCTGACGGACACCCTTGAACTGACCGCCACGGCTGACATGCCTGATGAAGTGCGCGCAAAGCTGCACAAAATCACCGGTCTGTTTCTGCGTGACGCTGGTGATGCCGCCGGTGCGCTGGCTCACCTGCAACGTGCGACACAGCTCGACTGTCAGGCAGGCGTCAAAAAAGAGATTGAACGACTGGAGCGGGAGCTGAAACCGAAGCCGGAGCCGCAGCCAAAAGCGGCCACCCGTGCCCCGCGTAAGACCCGGAGCGTGACACCGGCAAAACGTGGACGCCCGAAAAAGAAAGCCAGTTAACAACCGAATGCGCCCCGCGCCAGGGCGGCACGCCGGTCAGTGAGGGTGAATCACCTGACACTGCACCGGCGTCCACCGCCCGACTTTTCAGAGGTAGTCATGATGACGCTGATTATTCCGCGAAAGGAGGCTCCCGTGTCCGGTGAGGGTACGGTGGTCATCCCGCAACCGGCAGGCGACGAGCCGGTGATTAAAAACACGTTCTTTTTTCCCGATATCGACCCGAAGCGCGTCCGGGAACGTATGCGCCTTGAGCAGACCGTCGCCCCCGCCCGTCTGCGTGAGGCCATCAAGTCAGGCATGGCTGAAACGAATGCGGAGCTGTACGAGTACCGCGAACAGAAAATTGCCGCCGGTTTTACGCGTCTGGCGGACGTCCCGGCGGACGACATCGACGGTGAAAGCATCAAAGTTTTTTACTACGAGCGCGCCGTGTGTGCGATGGCGACCGCATCGCTTTATGAGCGTTATCGCGGCGTGGATGCCAGTGCGAAAGGCGACAAGAAGGCCGACAGCATTGACAGCACCATTGATGAGCTGTGGCGGGATATGCGCTGGGCGGTGGCGCGTATCCAGGACAAGCCGCGCTGCATCGTGAGTCAAATCTGATGAAGACCTTTGCGCTACAGGGCGACACGCTCGACGCCATTTGTGTCCGGTATTACGGGCGCACTGAGGGCGTGGTCGAAGCCGTGCTCGCCGCAAATCCGGGACTGGCTGAACTGGGGGCGGTGCTGCCACATGGCACCGCCGTCGAACTGCCCGACGTTCAGACCGCGCCCGTGGCTGAAACTGTCAATCTGTGGGAGTAACGCATGACAGCAGAAGAAAAAAGCGTCCTGTCGCTTTTCATGATTGGGGTGCTGATTGTTGTCGGCAAGGTGCTTGCCGGTGGTGAACCCATCACCCCGCGTCTGTTTATCGGGCGCATGTTGCTCGGTGGTTTTGTCTCGATGGTTGCCGGTGTTGTTCTGGTGCAGTTTCCTGACCTGTCACTGCCTGCGGTGTGCGGCATCGGCTCCATGCTGGGTATCGCCGGTTATCAGGTGATTGAGATTGCCATTCAGCGCCGCTTTAAGAGCAGGGGGAAACCGTAATGCCGGTAATTAACACGCATCAGAATATCGCCGCCTTTCTCGACATGCTGGCCGTGTCCGAAGGGACGGCGAACCATCCGCTGACGAAAAACCGGGGCTATGACGTGATAGTCACCGGACTGGACGGAAAGCAGGAAATTTTCACCGACTACAGTGACCACCCGTTCGCACATGGTCGACCGGCGAAGGTGTTTAACCGTCGCGGTGAAAAATCCACGGCCTCCGGTCGCTATCAGCAGCTTTACCTGTTCTGGCCGCATTACCGCAAACAGCTTGCCCTGCCGGATTTCAGTCCGTTGTCACAGGACAGACTCGCCATTCAGTTGATCCGCGAACGCGGTGCACTGGATGACATCCGGGCGGGACGCATTGAGCGCGCCATTTCACGCTGTCGCAATATCTGGGCGTCCCTGCCGGGTGCCGGTTACGGTCAGCGTGAGCATTCACTGGAAAAACTGGTCACCGTCTGGCGTACCGCTGGCGGCGTACCGGCTTAAACGGAGTAAACACCATGAAGAAATTATCCCTTTCACTGATGCTGAACGTGTCGCTGGCGCTGATGCTGGCACTGTCCCTGATTTATCCGCAGAGCGTGGCCGTCAGTTTTGTCGCTGCCTGGGCGATTCTGGCGACGGTTATCTGTGTGGTTGCCGGTGGTGTCGGGGTGTATGCCACTGAGTATGTGCTGGAACGCTACGGGCGGGAGCTGCCGCCGGAATCGCTGGCCGTGAAAATTGTCACGGCGCTGTTTTTGCAGCCGGTGCCGTGGCGCAGGCGGCCAGTGGCTCTGGTAGTGATGGTGGCGACGTTTATCTCGCTGGTTGCTGCCGGGTGGATTTTTACCGCGCTGATTTATCTCGTGGCATCGGTGTTCTTCCGGCTGATACGTACGGCCTGCCGTCAGCGTTTTGAGGGGCGGGAACCATGTCAAAGCTGATGATTGTGCTGGTCGTGTTGTTATCGCTGGCGGTGGCCGGTCTGTTTCTGGTGAAACACAAAAATGCCAGCCTGCGCGCCTCGCTGGACAGGGCGAACAACGTCGCCAGTGAACAGCAGGCGACCATCACCATGCTGAAAAATCAGCTTCATGTTGCCCTCACCAGGGCAGACAAAAACGAGCTGGCGCAGGTGGCACTGCGTCAGGAACTGGAGAACGCCGCGAAGCGTGAAGCACAGCGCGAGAAAACCATCACGAGGTTACTTAATGAAAACGAAGATTTTCGCCGCTGGTACGGCGCTGACCTGCCTGATGCTGTGCGCCGGTTGCACCAGCGCCCCGCCTGCGCAGACGCCAGTGATTGTCGCCAACGCCTGCCCGAAAGTGAGCCTTTGCCCGATGCCGGGCAGTGACCCGCAGACGAACGGCGATTTAAGTGCCGATATCCGGCAGCTTGAGAACGCGCTGGCACGCTGTGCCAGCCAGGTAAAAATGATTAAACACTGTCAGGACGAAAACGATGCTCAAACCCGACAGCCTGCGCAGGGCGCTGACTGATGCCGTCACGGTGCTGAAAACCAGTCCAGAGATGCTTCGGATATTCGTGGATAACGGGAGTATTGCCTCCACGCTGGCGGCGTCGTTGTCATTCGAAAAGCGTTACACGCTCAATGTCATTGTGACCGACTTTACCGGTGATTTTGACCTGCTCATCGTGCCGGTGCTGGCGTGGCTGCGGGAAAATCAGCCCGACATCATGACCACCGACGAAGGCCAGAAAAAAGGTTTCACGTTTTATGCAGACATCAACAATGACAGCAGCTTTGATATCAGCATCAGCCTGATGCTGACCGAGCGCACGCTGGTCAGTGAGGTGGACGGCGCGCTGCATGTGAAGAATATCCCGGAACCCACGCCGCCGGAGCCGGTCACCCGCCCGATGGAGCTTTATATCAATGGCGAACTGGTGAGCAAGTGGGATGAATGAGTTTAAGCGTTTTGAAGACCGGCTGACCGGACTGATTGAATCGCTGTCACCGTCAGGGCGTCGGCGACTGAGTGCCGAACTGGCGAAACGTCTGCGGCAGAGTCAGCAGCGTCGGGTGATGGCACAGAAAGCCCCGGACGGCACACCCTACGCGCCACGCCAGCAGCAGAGCGCCAGAAAAAAGACCGGTCGCGTTAAGCGAAAAATGTTTGCGAAACTTATCACCAGTCGTTTTTTGCATATCCGCGCCAGCCCGGAACAGGCAGCAATGGAATTTTACGGCGGGAAGTCACCGAAAATCGCCAGTGTGCATCAGTTTGGTCTGTCGGAAGAAAACCGGAAAGACGGTAAGAAAATTGATTATCCGGCGCGCCCTCTGCTCGGCTTCACCGGTGAGGATGTGCAGATGATTGAAGAGATTATTCTGGCGCACCTCGACCGTTAGTTGTGCCATTCCCGACACCTCATCGTCACATTGCCGCCGGTATGACCCGGCGGCATCCTTCCCGTTATGAACACTCTCGCAAATATTCAGGAACTCGCGCGCGCACTGCGCAACATGATTCGCACCGGCGTTATCGTCGAAACCGACCTTAACGCCGGTCGCTGCCGTGTGCAGACCGGCGGCATGTGTACCGACTGGCTGCAGTGGCTGACCCATCGCGCCGGTCGTTCGCGCACATGGTGGGCACCTTCCGTGGGGGAACAGGTGCTGATTCTGGCCGTGGGCGGTGAACTCGACACGGCGTTCGTTCTGCCGGGGATTTATTCCGGTGATAACCCCGCGCCGTCTGCGTCGGCGGATGCCCTGCATATCCGTTTTCCTGACGGGGCGGTGATTGAGTATGAACCTGAAACCAGTGCACTCACGGCAAGCGGAATTAAAACGGCCAGCGTGACGGCTTCTGATTCTGTTACTGCCACGGTGCCGGTGGTCATGGTGAAAGCATCAACCCGCGTCACCCTGGACACACCGGAGGTGGTCTGCACAAACAAGCTGATTACCGGCACGCTGGAAGTGCAGAAGGGCGGGACGATGCGCGGCAACATTGAACACACCGGCGGTGAACTCTCATCAAACGGTAAGGTACTGCATACCCATAAACACCCCGGCGACAGCGGCGGCACAACCGGGAGTCCTCTATGACAGCGCGTTATCTCGGAATGAATCGCAGTGATGGCCAGACTGTCACTGACCTTGAGCATATCAGCCAGAGTATCGGCGATATCCTGCGCACACCGGTCGGCTCACGGGTGATGCGTCGTGATTACGGCTCGTTGCTGGCGTCAATGATTGACCAGCCGCAGACCCCGGCACTTGAGTTGCAGATTAAGGTCGCCTGTTACATGGCGGTGCTGAAATGGGAACCCCGCGTCACCCTGTCATCCGTCACCACGGCGCGCAGCTTTGACGGGCGAATGACAGTTACATTAACCGGCCAGCACAACGACACCGGCCAGCCACTTTCGTTAACCATCCCTGTGAGTTGAAACCATGCCGATTATCGACCTGAACCAGCTACCCGCACCGGATGTGGTCGAGGAGCTGGACTTTGAAACCATTCTTGCCGAACGCAAGGCGACACTGATTTCCCTTTACCCGGAAGACCAGCAGGAGGCGGTCGCCCGTACCCTGACGCTGGAATCTGAGCCTCTCGTCAAACTGCTGGAGGAAAATGCTTATCGTGAGCTTATCTGGCGTCAGCGTGTGAATGAGGCCGCACGGGCGGTGATGCTGGCCTGTGCCGCCGGTAATGACCTTGATGTGATTGGTGCCAATTACAACACCACGCGCCTGACTATCACCCCGGCAGATGATTCGACCATCCCGCCGACACCGGCAGTGATGGAATCTGACACCGATTATCGTCTGCGTATTCAGCAGGCGTTTGAAGGTTTAAGCGTCGCCGGGTCGGTGGGTGCCTATCAGTATCATGGTCGCAGTGCCGACGGGCGTGTCGCAGATATCTCTGTCACCAGCCCTTCTCCGGCCTGCGTCACCATCTCCGTGCTGTCTCGCGAAAATAACGGTGTGGCATCCGAAGACCTGCTGGCGGCGGTGCGTAACGCCCTTAATGGCGAGGACGTCAGGCCGGTGGCCGACCGCGTGACCGTGCAGTCTGCCGCCATCGTTGAATACCAGATAAACGCCACGCTTTACCTTTACCCTGGTCCCGAAAGCGAACCCATCCGCGCTGCTGCCGTGAAAAAACTGGAAGCGTACATCACGGCACAGCACCGGCTGGGGCGCGACATCCGTCTGTCTGCCATTTATGCCGCTTTGCATGTGGAAGGCGTGCAGCGTGTCGAACTGGCTGCACCACTGGCCGACATCGTGCTCAACAATACGCAGGCGTCTTTCTGTACCGAATACAGCGTTGTGACCGGAGGCTCGGATGAGTGATTCGCGACTGCTGCCGACCGGCTCATCACCGCTTGAAGTTGCCGCCGCAAAAGCCTGTGCGGAAATTGAAAAAACGCCGGTCAGTATTCGTGAGCTGTGGAACCCGGACACCTGCCCGGCAAATCTGCTGCCGTGGCTGGCGTGGTCATTTTCGGTTGACCGCTGGGATGATAATTGGCCGGAAGCGACAAAACGCGCTGTTATCCGCGATGCGTATTTCATCCACTGTCATAAGGGCACTATTGGTGCGATTCGCCGTGTGGTGGAGCCGCTCGGCTATCTGATTGAGGTGAGGGAGTGGTGGCAGCTCAACGAGGAGCCGGGGACGTTCCGTATCGTTGTTGGCGTGCTTGAGCAGGGTATTACCGAAGAAATGTATCAGGAGCTGGAGCGTCTCGTTGCTGATGCAAAACCGGCAAGCCGCCATCTGACGGGACTGGCTATCAGTTTAAGTACAACCGGCAACATTTTTGCCGGTGCGGGATGCTATCACGGTGACGCCCTGACGGTTTATCCCTACACCCCGGAGGCCATTATTGTCGGAGGGGATTATTTCCCGGCCTCGGCCATTCATTTAATTGATAACCTGAGAGTAAACGCATGACAGTGAAATACTACGCCATTCTGACTAATCAGGGCGCAGCACGGCTGGCTAACGCGACGATGCTCGGCAGTAAGCTGAATCTGACGCAAATGGCCGTTGGTGATGCGAATGGTGTCTTGCCGACACCAGACCCGGCACAGACAAAACTGATTAACCAGAAACGCATCGCGCCGCTGAATCTTCTGAGTGTTGACCCGAATAACCAGAGCCAGATTATTGCGGAGCAAATCATCCCTGAGAACGAGGGCGGATTCTGGATCCGTGAGATTGGGCTTTATGATGATGAAGGCGTACTCATTGCGGTGGCGAACTGCCCGGAAACGTACAAACCGCAGTTACAGGAAGGCAGTGGTCGTACCCAGACTATCCGCATGATTCTGGTTGTCACGAATACCGAAGCCATCACGCTGAAAATCGACCCGTCGGTGGTACTGGCGACCCGTAAATACGTGGATGATGAAGTCCTGGAATTAAGGCTGTATGTGGATGACCAGATGAGAAACCACATTGCCGCACAGGATCCTCATACCCAGTATGCACAGAAACATAATCCGACATTTACCGGAGAACCAAAAGCGCCGACGCCTGATGCAGGAAATAACACCACGCGGATTGCGACCACTGCGTTTGTACAGGCTGCTATTACCGCTCTGATTAACGGCGCGCCAGCCACGCTGGACACACTGAAAGAAATTGCCGCAGCCATTAACAATGACCCGAAATTCAGCACCACCATTAACAATGCGCTGGCACTGAAAGCGCCGCTGTCGAGTCCCGCACTTACCGGAACGCCAACAGCACCTACTGCGGCACAGTCGGTCAACAATACACAGATTGCCACCACGGCTTTTGTGAAATCAGCAATTGCGGCAATGGTGGGTTCTGCCCCTGCGGCACTGGATACACTGAATGAACTGGCGGCGGCGCTGGGGAATGACCCTAACTTTTCAACAACAGTGCTTAATGCACTGGCAGGCAAACAACCGCTGGACAATACGCTTACTAATTTGAGTGGAAAGGATGTGGCTGGTCTTCTCGCATACCTTGGTTTGGGAGAAGCGGCAAAACGGAATGTGGGGACAGGGGAAAATCAGATACCGGACATGGCCTCGTTTGCCAGTGGTGATGGATGGATGAAATTACCCAACGGGAAAATCCTGCAATATGGTCGAGGTGAGGCTATGCCGAAATTATCGACGCAAACAATGAGGATTACATTTCCTATCCCTTTCCCTAAAAAAGCGGATATCGCCATTCTTACCCATTCTGGCGATGGCGGTGCGCCTTTTGGTGCAGGGCGTGGATTCGTTATGTCCGTAGAAGGCCCAACATTAACCGGCTTTAATTCTGCTTACAGAACTGCATCAACCAGCGACAAGGTGTCAATGACTTACAGTTGGTGGGCTGTTGGTGAATAATTTTATTCAGGATGATTTATATGAACGAATATGTTTATAGCGCAAGGCATAATGCTTTTTTCCCTGTGGATATGATTGATAAATATAAATCAGAGGGATGGGATTTATCAGATGCTAAGGAGGTGAGTCAAAATATTATCAGTGAATTTATGGCTGAACCGCCACAAGGAAAAATCCGTATTGCCGGAGGTGATGGGCTGCCCGCGTGGGCGGATATTCCTGCCCCTACGCATGAAGAACTTATTGAAATTACTGAATCAGAAAGACAGCTACTAATTAATCAGGCCAACGATTATATGAACAGTAAACAATGGCCTGGTAAAGCGGCTATTGGTCGTCTGAAAGGCGAGGAACTGGCGCAATATAATCTGTGGCTGGATTATCTGGACGCACTGGAACTGGTCGATACTTCCGGTGCGCCAGATATTAAATGGCCTACGCCTCCGGCAGTTCAGGCCAGATGACATCCGGCGCGGTGCTGGTATCTGTTGCCGTCACCGCGTCAGTGTAATCCAGCACGGCGTTAAGTCGGGTTGTTTCTGCCTGCGTCAGTTTCCGTCCGGCCTGCAATTTCAGTTGAATCAGACTGATGGAAGCCATAGCAGCATCAATCAGTGACTGGCGCTGTGCTTCTGCCGCTTCGACTGCGGCGCTATGCTGTGCCTCAGTATCGGTCACCCATTTCTCACCATCCCATTTATCGTATGGAGATAAAGGGGCGATAGTGGTTGTATTTTCAGGGTAATCACCCGGAGCTGTGATTTCTTTTGATTCTCCTGTTTCTGTGCTATAGACGATTTCACCGCGATGGTCTGGCACATATTCCCATGAATTTAAATTCACAGAACGACAGATTGCATAACCAACCTTATGTATGCCAGGTGCATCAAGACAGGAACATGCTGGAATACCGACCCCCACAGCAAGATATTCAGTTGATGTGGAAATATATTCCCGTGTTTCACTATCATAGTTATAGACGGTAATATTCCCCGCCTTCGTGGCAATAAACTCGCTATTTAATACAGCATTATCCATTATGCAGCCCTCACGATATAGTTAAATGCAACATTTCGTGGGCGGGTTTCGTTACCGCCAGGGAGCTGAAAAGCGTTGATAATCCCACCGCTTGCCTGACTTATTCCATCCGTGTACAACCCGCCACCGGCACTGTCGCTGAGTGCAAATGTTTTTGATGGTGAACTGTTTGAAGCTGGTCCCCAGTATTTTAATGCGAGCTTTCTGACTTCATCACTCTGAATACTCAATAAAGCACGCCCTGTATCAATGCCGCGCCCATCATCCCAGCCACGAATAAACTCACCGCGGAGATCAGGTAGTTTCCCTGATGGATATGCTGTAGCAAGACGGGGATATTTAACCTTATCAAAGGCAGCGCCATTGCATTTCAGCCAGCCTGTTGGCGGCGTAGCTGAAGGCCACGGAACAGGGACACCAACAGGTAATGCAGA